GATCTATCACGGATCTGCGCTTGCAGGCGGGGGACTTCTTTGTTGTACTTCCCCTGTAGAACCTTGTATCTGTGTTCCCACCCGTCTTCTATTTTATCGGCTGGAGTTTCACCAGCGACGACAGGCGGGGTAGTTTCGCCCTCTTCGTTAGTCTCATTAGAAGCTGGCGTACCTCTGATCGCGTCAGCTATGCGGTTTGCTTCGGCTATCTGCTTTTGTACGGCTTTGGGCAGAGCACTCATCGTGTATTCCCCCTATTTTGGGTTTTAAGTTTCTCAACGAGTTGCGGAGCCTCTGCATAAGATCTCATGAACGATCTAAGCGCCTCGACAGCGCCTTGAGCCCTGTATAACAAAAGTCCGTCTTGCAATATACAGGTTTCAGTTTCTTTATCAGTGTATTCAGCAACCCACTTCAGGACCCGACCAAAATCCTCGCTCGCACGGAGATTGGTTAGCGCCTGTGCTACTTCCTCATTAAGTTTCAATAGAAAATACCGGCATATCGCTCAGCACGGGCTTTTTCATCGTCGGCCATCGGCGTCTCATTCTGAGAAGCGCGATACGACTTTCCATCTTTCGACAGATCGCGATGCATTCGGGCTTCCGGCGCGGCCTTATTAATGGTGACATCGTACACACCACTAAGCCGTGACAGCTTAACTTCCTTAACACATTTACCGTGTTTAGCCATGTTACTTACCTTTCCCGCCAGCTTTAAGCGGGCCACCGCCATGACCAGTTGATACACCGGATGTACGATTGGTGGGCAGGTCGGTGTTGCCCTTCGTACCACCAGCGAATTTTCCACCAAGACCAGCCCCACCTTTGTGAGACTCGCCGCTGCCACCATTAGAACCGCTTGTGCGGTTCGTGGCCACATCGCGATTGCCTTTAGTGTCCCCCAAAAACTTACCAGAAACTGCCATGTTAAGATCCTCAGATTGAGAACAAATGTACTACATTCGAGAACGATTATACCCTATTTGGGTAGTTATATACCCAACTCTTTCATCTGCTGTTTTCTACGGTTTCTAAGTATATCTCCAGCCTTTGCGGCTTCGCCAGAACCCAACATTTCGGGATCCGGCTTAGGAGGCGTAGATGGCACACGGACAGGCGGGGCGGCTTTCTTTCCCTCCACTTTCCCGCCGTCACCGTATTTGCGCTTTTTACGGACCCTCCCACCGTCAGCCATGCATTTCATCTGCTTACAAGTCTTTTCGTAAGAATGATTACGTCGCATTTTAACCTCCTGCCCTCATGCCGGGCCTACCTGTAGGACCTACGAATTCTTTCTCCACGGGGCGTCTTACTTCTTCCGGGCCAGCCCGTTGAGGACGCGGAGAAGGAGTTTGATTAGCTGCTTGCGCCTGACCGGGAGGCCCACCGGCGCCCGCCGCCGCAGCAGCAGCTTGAGCCTGTGCCTGAGCAGCAAGCTGTGCCTTAATCTCTTCGTCGTCAGGCACAGTCTTCTCGGCTTCGAGCCCGAGGTTGTTAGCAACGCTGCGCAGGACGTTTGCCCTACCAGCGGGGCCAATAATGGCCATATCAGCCGGGTTCGCGGTCAATTGCAGGAATTCAAGTTGCCGCATACGATCCTGTTCCCGCTTGATGGCATGGTTTACGCCCTTAACAACTATCAACTCGTCTCCTCTAAACATAGTTGGTTGAGTCAGCATAAGCATATCAAACAACTGTGTCAAAAGCGGCCTTATTACATCCCTATCAATTGAAGCCGCGACATTCTGGAGGGTTTTAGATGCATTTCCCATAAGCATGGCGAGGCCAGATGCCGTCCTGCCCGCGCCGCCCACCCGCTCATTTCCGGTCATGTACCGGGGGATGGCGCTTATCTCATCGCCCATCAACGACCATTTCTCGTACACCCCAAGAAGCTGCTCGGCATTTGATACAGGTTGCGTGAAACTAATCGGCTCAGCCGAAGCATTATTATACAAACTATAATTAACATGCCACCGCTTCCATGGATATATATCGTCGTTCTCGCCCGGAGAAATAACTTCATCGTTAATGACTACCTGCGGGCCGGACGAAATACCCATATTATTAACAAGAGATCTGGCAGCAGCATTGCAGATTTGTTGTACGTCTTCAAGAAGATCAGGCAGGCCGTACCCATACAGCGCACCGGGCATCTTCTCGAAAGACGAAATGTAATAGGGAGCACGTTGACTCACAGATGGATTTATCTGTGCTTTTATAACAAACCTGTCAATAAGCCAGACCGTTACAAAATATTCCTGCGCCTTGTCGGGCACTCTCTCCTCTGGCATCCCCCACTCCCGTAAGAGTTGACCAGAAACACTGCCCGTAAACTCAGCGCAGTCAATCAACGTAGTCGCTGTCCGCGACCACCGCTCCCTATCCTCAAGGTTGGCTCGTTCAGTATCAATGGTATCCCACCATTCATGGAACCCACTGTTATAGAACCGGGCCAAAACCTGTGTAATCGCGTCATCGTTATACCCCGGCACGCCGCGAAGCTGCTGGAGTTCTGATCTAGAAAGGCGGATTCGCTCTACGAAGTCAGCATGTTTCACCTTACCTGCGCCGGGGGACCAATACAAATCAAAAGGTGCTGTACGCTCCCAGAACATCTTAGGAATGCGTTGCTGAACGGGACTACCGTTCACCCATTTAGTTTGCTGTACGTTGCGTACAACCGGCCCCTTTATACAGGCGAAGGGGAATATTGGAAGGTCGATCAGGAATTCTGCCAGCGCGTCGTAGAAACCGCCCTCAACAAGGATATCATCCAACCTATCGGTAGCCGCGTCTGCTTCGTCGTATGCTCGCTTCTTAGCCGCACGCAAGGCAGCCTTACGTAGTATATCCACACGGTCTTTAACCGCCTGCTGGTCTATTGGAACGCCAGCGGCTTGGTTTGTAGAAAGCTCCATGGAAACCAAGTCCTGAATAGTACGATCAATATCTTCAGGAAGCTGTGGGTACGGAGTTGGATCTAGATCCCAAGGACGATCCGAGCCTAAATAGATGTCTCTGAGCAGAGCAGTAGCTGCTCTACATTTGGTTGAGGTTACGCGGGCGTATACCTCGCTACCATTGAATTGCTTAATCGCGGAAAGAACTGCGGGGTCGTACTGGCCCCTATAGGTTCTTAACGCGCTTAATAGCCTTTCACTAATTCCCTCAGCATTTCTAAAGTTGCGCATATCGGTCATGCGCGCTCGGACATGCTGAGCCAATTGTGAGACTGGTGCGGAATCCTGTTCAGCAGCTACTCGCGCTTTTTCCGCAGCATTAGCAGAGTCGTTCAACTGCTGGTTTGATACAACCCGCAGCAACGTGCCGGTTCTGGTTGGGACGGGAAGCGCAGATGTAGCCATAGGGTATATTTTGCAAGTATAATCAGGAAAATGTCAATTACTGTATAAGCAGGTAATCATGGGAACCGCAGTCACAATAGCAAATTTCGACGCCGATCTGGAACTTAAGCACTTATCGGCCTCAATTTGCGCAGAACTAGCAGCGGGGCTATCAGACGCCGACGGGATCAAAAAGAAATACAACATCGACGACAAGCAGTGGAATTTACTCAGAAAGTCCCACGTATTTCGGAAAATGCTTAAAGAAGCTCTGGAGAAGTTTGCCGGAGACATGAATGCTGGCAGGCGGATAACTGTCAAGTCGGAGATCGCCTTGGAAGACTCAATCCCAACCCTGTACGGGATGATCCACGACCGGGAAGTACCCAGTGCCCAACGAATTGATGGAGTCAAAACCCTAGCTATGCTCGCTGGCAGGACGCAGAAAACTGCGGACGGTGGTGGAGCAGCTACAAGCGGGTTCAACATAAACATCCAGATCCAGACTGGAGAAGAGAAACCGAGTGGGATTGTGATAGAAGGGGAATCATGTCCAAGCCCTGACTGAAATCGGTTTCTTTGCCGTCTTCCCTTCCAGTCTGTGCATCACCCTACCCATGTATCCCGCGTTAGAACACAACGCCATATACTGAAGACAGTCGGCCAAATCCGACCACGGATGTGTCTTCTCTGGTTTGTCCTCCAGCGAACCAGAATTTTTCCGGCGGTATCTATACCAATACCGCATTGCCTGACACAGAGTTGGGCATCCCTGACTGCTGATAATCAGCATGGGTCCACCATCCGACTGCCGTAACAATAATTGCTCTACCGCCCGAAGTCTGGCGTCTACATCGTTCGACGGTGCTGCGTACACCTGAAACCCAAGCCGTTTAAGACAGTCAAACGGAGACTCCTCCCCCACTTGCCCTTTATGCTGCCCGGTTGGGTCTGCGACCATAAATATGCGCTTGTTCATATAACTTCTAAAAATAGCAGGGCGCAGTTCGGAAACAGCAAACTGCTCAATCCCCATATCCACGGAAGTCAGTTCTCCCATAACCACCAACCGCCCACGGTTATCCACCTGACCAAATAAACTAGCAGGGGTGCGGCCGAAATCTTGGCCTACCATGATCGGGTAGTTCTCTACCGGCTCGATCAACTTGTCAGTTATATGGAAATCCGGCTTAAAACTGGCGCGGAAGACGGCTTGGCCGCTGAGCGATTTGCCATATTTTGAGTGGACGTGAACATCAACCCAGTCTTGGTTGTTGTTGGCTACGAGATTTTCATAATAACCATCTGGCAGGTTGGCGATATTCTCGGCGCCTGCTTCCATACCGCCGGGCTGTTTGTATAACTTCCAGTTGCGAGGAAGATTTATCTCAAGTTTCGAGTACCAGTCGGAATCTTCATCCGGGGGATTAGACTCCCCGATGATCCCGTACCATGAAGGCTCTGCCACCGCCTTCGATGGATATCGTCCGAGACGGCCAGCAATAGCGTCAATTATCGAAAGCTTTATCTCTCGGAACTCTGAAACCCACGCGCCGGTCAGGTTAAGGGACAACAGCCGCTGCTGGTCTTCTTTAGTGTCCAACGGAATCAACATCCAGTCAGACTCAACCTTTGTACCGTCGTTAAGAGAGATTCGCACCTGAATAGTGGCATCGGTAACTTTGAAGTGCGCAATAGGGCTTAGCCACATCTGGATATCGGCCAAGCAGGTTTGACGTAATTGCTGGAGAGTATTACGGATAATCGCGAATCTCGTCTGGCGCACGCCTTGAGCGTTTGGTACCTGCATCTTGGCGCGGCGGAGAAGTTCCATGAAGCAGCCCGCTGATTTACCAGAACCGACAGGACCCATAATCAGACGCACAAACGAGTCGCCTAGCATAAATTTCCCAACTGTAGGGGGAGTTATGTAGGTAACTACACTAGGATTAGGATCGAGAGGCATCGGTAATGGGCTCGGTTGCAGTCTTACTTGTGTTAAGGGGGAAATAAATATAACCAGCCAGTGCTTCTATTAATATATTTTTAAGATCAGCAGCTAGTTTGGCGTCTAAATAAGAGGCAGCGAGGGATTTAATAGCTATCTCAAGGGTGTTTTCTGTATAGGTTTCTGGTTTGTTAATCATAATTTCTTGGTCGAGTTTTGTAAACTCATCTCTTGGAACATAGAAAAAAAGCGGTTTTGTGGCTGGCTCCAGTTTTGGGCCAACAAGAACATCTTCTTTGTACTCATAGCTAAGAATGAACATGGTTAATAACTAATGTTTAAAGTTGGTCCGGCATTCAACCCCGAATACCGACGGTTAAGTGTATCCGCACCACCAGCGATAAAAGCAATATTTATCCTACCACCAGAAGCCCATGCGCCTTGGTTGACTATTTCCTGCACTATAGCTTTAACGTCTAAAGACTTAACTCCAGTACCCTCTGTATTTTGGAAATCATATGTAGCTGTAGTAGATACCCAACTTTCAGGTAAATTAGCCGCGCTTACAAGAGCCGAAGACGTAGATTTTTCCGCATGAATATCAGTATCAACATCATCAGTACCTGTTACTAAGAGAATAGTAAAATCCAATGTTGCGCTAAGTATTGTTGTGCCCTGTGGTACAGTAACACTATCAAAACTTGCTCCAAAATAATATTTACCAGTACCGTCTGTATTACCAAACGTGAACACGTTAGGAAAATACCCAAAACTGGGTACGTTTGTCCCCAAAGCCGCCCTGACTATAGATAAATTTGTAACGGGTATCGCTTTTACGCGAAGCTGTTCCCAGAGATTAAATCCGAACCCCCAACCAAAAGCCATTACCACTGCCCCACAAGTGAACCAGCAGTAGCAGCAGTAACTTTACGTACTCTACACGGTACAACCCCACCAGCGGGCACTGTATAGACGACAGTATCGGCGTCATCATTACCGAGCGGAACAACAGTTACAGTCCCTGCAACCCCGACGTAAATAACCATCCACTGAACGTCCCCGTCGTAGTCAGTCAAAACATTAGCACTAGGAGTCACGGCTTTTGCGTGGAGTGGAAAATCCGTGATTACTCGTTTATTAATTTCTGCGGTTGTGCTACCAGCCATATAAATATTCCTATCGGTAATGGTCAATTATCCATGGTGCGTTCTTGATGGCGAACTCATCCCATGGGTCTACGTGTCCTTGGAAGAAAACGATCTTAGCGTGGGACGGCAGGCGGAATCGTCTACGCCTGATGTCAGCAGTCCACGCCAGTACCCCATCTGCATTGGTCCACACAGCTTCCTTATCCCCAAGTATATACGAAAACCATGCCTGATCCGACCCCTGAAATCCAGCCCGTCTGGCCCGCTCGGGGGAGATGATGGGGTGGAACTGCTCATAGACCTGCTTTCTGGCTCCTGCGTTCATCATCCACATAGACCCATTGTAGGGGGTCTTTTTGAGCGGACTATTCCAAATGACAAAATCTTCGGGCCTATCCCAGATCCCAGTTACGTCGCCAAGTATCACTACATCCAGATCGACCGAAACAAATCTCGGGCCTATGACTTCCGCCATCTCTGGCGCAAATGCTTTAATCCGCCGATAACATGCCGGTTGAAGACGGCCATGAGGAGATTGCAAATGAGAAAAATCGTTCCACAGAGGAACAATGCGAACACGACTGTCAATACCAGCGGGAATATCAGTAATGCACACAACCTCGTGAGGTCTGTGGTAGTTCCTGTCCACCATGTTTCGGAAGGTATTGACATGGTCTGCGCAAAACTTTGTTCTATAACCCGGCTGTGATTCCCACAACCAACACACTACTCTAAGCATTGTTTTTTCTCAAGACATAGCGCATCACTTCTGCGAGTTTTTTCCGGGCGGGAATAGTCTGCGTAACAGCCAGCATCCCACGTAAGCGAGATCGCGCTGCATACCGCTCAGCTTCAGGCAGAGCCTCGTTAACAACCGCAGCAAGTACGGTCTTTATCTGCTCGGGCGCAGGGACGCCGTCAAGAATGTTTTTTGTCATTGGTTTTCAATAATTTCAGAACAAACCCACCCATACTGCCGGCGTCGATTGTTTGCACACCTTGTTTGCTTAGCCGATAGGCCAGACACGAAGCCGCTGGACCGCAACATAAAAACGCTATTTTAAGGCCGGTCTTTAGTATTGCTTTCTCCAGTTCATCTATAACAGCATATGTTTCGTAAGATGGGCACTCGATCTTTATTACTTTGGCTGCCTGCAACTCTAGAACTTTCACCATGCTATTAGTTGGCTCGGAAACAACTACAACTTCTTTGTCCTTCCATAGCTGACTTAGAAGTTCAGCGTATTCTACGTTATGTATCCATTGCGCGCTGTCAGGACGCGATATAAAAGCAGAGTAATACTGCGCTCTTGGATTGAGATTTCTAGAGAACCTTTCGTAATGCTTGCTCCAATTTACAAACTTAGCCCCGCGTCCATCCATAGTCGGTATACCGCGCAAGCATGTCAGTCCATCGTTCACACGAATAATTCTTTTTAGTTCGTCCCCCAACATCCTATTTGCTGGTTCACGGATTTGCGCTGCGCCCTCTATAAGTTTGAATTCCCCATCACCAAATCTGGCAATAGAATTCCCCTCTAGCAGTTTTCTAACCGTGTCGAACTCCCCAATTACTGATGGATATCCCACACGTATTCTTTTCCACTTAAACCGCAATGGATTAACTCCTTTGGGATGCCCGTTCTTACGCTTCTGTTTATTAATTTCAGTATATCTGTCATGGCTTCGATCCAGAGCCCAATCAGAAGCGTCTTTAGCCACTGATCTAGTATATACATGCAAATGCATTCCGCCCAACATGATAGCGGATAGCCCGATAGTAGCTAAATACCTAACGAACGGAGTGCCACCACCCAGAGAACCAGAGTAGTCTTCGTCGTATCCTCCGGCCTCCCAATACATACGCTTGGAGATAAGGTAGGAATCCATGTGCGGCTTGATCTTCCCATATTCCAAATCGTTCGGTATCTCATCTTTAAGTCTAGTGTCATCCGCCTTGCCAACTCTATACCGCTCAAATTTATACCAACTATCCGTAGAAATAGTCGCATTAAGTAAAGGCTGCACACATTCTGCTGGCAGGACATGATCAATATCTACATGCAATATCCAAGGGGATTCAGCAACATGAGCGCCCAAGTTGCGGGCTCCGCCACGGTTCCATGGAATATCATCTTCAATACGATACAGTTTGACCCGCTTTAGAAGCTCGGGCGTAGCCTTTTCTCGCAACACTGCTTCAGCAGGTTCAGGGCTACCATCATCAACAAGCACAAGCTCAACCTCTGGCGGGTACTTCTCCCATTCCCGTATCTGGAACCCAAGCATCGTCGGATTCCGGTAATACGGAACAATAAGTGCAAACCTTTCCAGTTTGTAATCCATTATGTTTGATCCGAAATAAACACAATATCTTCATCCATCGAACCGACTTTTTTGTAGCCCCATGGCCGCAAAAAGTTCTGAAGATCTCCTATTTTATGCCCGTAACGTTGACAGGCGCTATTCTCTTCCAATACTAACAACGGGCGATTAGCAGCGATGACACCAACAGCACCGCGAAGTGCTTCTATTTCCCAACCCTCAATATCGAAAAATATAGCGTCGATTTTTTTCTTGACAGCGGCTGGTAAGGAATCAATCGTATATTGCGGGACTTCAGCGAACCGCTTTCTATCATCCACAGCAATGTGATGGCCGCCAGTGCTATGCTCATTTTTACTCATGAACACCGATCCTTCACGACTACCAACCGATCCAAATATACGAGCCGCAGATTGCGACGGGATATTCCGCACCATGCAGAGCCAGTTTTCCAGAGTAGCCTCAAATGTTATAACATACTCAAAAGAAGCCGATAATTTCAGTGGCCAAATGCCTATGTGTCCCCCTGCCTGCACAACAATACGGCGCGGGCCACTATACAATCCTAGTGCGTATTCAATCACTCCTGACCGACGCAGAAACGAAGCGGGGCCAGTCATAATAGACGGATGCCACAATTTAGCTTCTTCGTGAAATATCATCTCGTCATCTCCTTCAACGCTGCCAGCGTGCGTTCTTTGTTGCGACTGGCGGCGGCGTGAGTAAGCGTATCCAACATAGATAGCCGGCACATACTATCCGCACCCTCATATACCTTCTTAATGCGCGTGTGCGAAGTTGGATCGAGGACTCCACCATAAGTAAGTTCTTCATGGATCTTCTCGCCGGGGCGCAGTCCAGTAATCTCTATAGGGACCCCAATACCTAATTCCTGCATGAGTTCATTTGCAAGATCAACCATTTTCACTGGTTCGCCCATGTCAAATACATACAATCCTTGGTCCTTATATGACAAAGCAACGAGAATTAATTCACAGGCTTCGTCTATTGACATCATGAACCGGGTGCAGTCTTTATGAGTGAGAGTTATGGCTTTTCCGGCCTGTATCTGTTCCATCCACAGGGGGATAACACTTCCAGAAGAGCCTTTTACGTTTCCGAATCTCACTATGGATGCCCACATATTACCTGCTTTATACAACGTCATTAGCTCGCCTACTCGCTTAGTCATCCCCATTACAGAAGACGGCTTTACCGCCTTGTCGGTAGATACGAAAATAAATTTTTCAACCCCGAACCTATTAGCCATACCTATAAGGTTTTTTGTACCCACCACATTATTTAGCACTGCCTGAACAATATTCTCCTCGCACAATGGAACATGCTTATGGGCAGCAGTATGAATAACTATATCTGTACATGGCAGGTGTTCTCTAAGAAGTTCTTCATCAGTAACATTCCCAAGGATGAATTCAAGTCGGCTGTCAGGAACGTTATGTTTCTGGAACATCCGTTTGAGATTATAAATGGCCGTCTCGCTAACGTTCAGCATCTTCAGCTTCCGTATTGGATATTGAACAAGCCGCTTACAGAGCACGGTGGCGATAGATCCGCCCGCACCCGTAACAAGAACGGTTTTATCTACTAAAGTTTCCAGTATTTTGTGACCCATGGGTGTTTCCTTTGAAATGCTAAATCCCACGGCTTGTGTTTGCCGGGGGTGCTGATGATCTTCGCTTCCTGTTTTATATCCCCTTTTTTGTCAACAGTAAGCCATTTGGAATAATATGCCCCATCATTACGTGTAAATGACGCAGCGGGGGGATAAAGTTTATATGATAGCCAGCCTTGATCGGAACCAAAAAAACCAAGGGCTCTAACCATAGGTAGAGAATGCTCAGCATCAAAATCATCCCATACATCAGGACGCGTACCTGCTTCCAAAAAATACAGTCCACCCGCAATTTTATTCCAAATAAATGCCGGATCTGTCCATCCGACAAAATTTTCCTCGCGCAGAAGGAAATTGTCGATATTCCCTGTGATGATGACATCTACATCTATTGCAAGAAACTTGTCGCCTAGTAACTTTCCTGCATCTCTGGAGAAGTTCCATAACCGCCTATAGCAACTGGGGAACGCTTCTCCATGCAGACTTCTGACATGTTCAAGAGTTACAGGCTGCGTAACGCATTCGATCTCTTTACGGAGCCCGTGAGTATTATCTGTAACGCATACAAGCTTCCAGTCGGGAACCGTAATATTCCGGGCCAGCATTGCGTACAGTATATTATAATACTCAGGCAAAAAGTCTCTGCCACGGTCATGCTTACGGTCCTCCCATTTCCACACTACTATATTGGGCATGGCAATAAATTCAACCAATGATGGATTCGTTCGCGGTGTGTAGGACCCACACAAGCCTCTGTTGAAAACATGAATCGTGGGGAGGAATAAGATGTCATCAGACGTACAATTGTTTCGTCCCGTCGATACGCCATACCGGCAATTTTATGGATATCGAAGCAAATCAAACAGAACGTAACCTTCTCAAACTCACCGGAATCAAGTAGATCGTCGAGAACATCACATTCGCAACCTTCACAGTTCAGTTTTAGGTATACATGATCTCCAACCTTGATATTTTCATGGAACCAATCGCGTGCTCGCCTAAAGTCGCACAGTTCCTTCGTTATTGGCAGATCGGCACGGCGGTTACTCTTCAACCACATACCCCCACTTTTAGCCCCCGGATCAATTATTTCAGCCTGTATTGTCTTGTTCCACAGCCCAAACCGCTCGATTGTTGTTCGTTCATCAGCCATAGCCTCTAAAGCACCCCAACACCTTTTGGACGGCTCGAACGAGTAAATCCGATCAAAATCTTTTTCCTGCACCGCTGCCAGCGTCTGCCCTATATTCGCCCCCACATCGAGAAAAACTTTCATTTGACTTTCTCTTAAAATATGTAATATAGTTGCTTCAATTAATTCATAGTCGTCCCTGTGTGTCATGCTCTTCGCCCCCGGCTCCACGGGGGCTTTTTTATGCGGCCTCCGGTGGCTCTTCCCGTTTCACCGTAAGTAATTTAGTCTTGTGTTCATCCACGCTGGCCATGTGCTCGATCATGTCGTGAGCAATCTTGGCAGCGGAGAGAATATTTGTGGCCCCAACTATCTCAACTTTTCTGGGGACCAGAACTATTGCGTAGTATCTGTTTTCCATCACCACTCCGTAATAATTTCAACATTGTCGGCTGCTATATCCAGCCCCACCAGAAACTCATTGATGAACTTCTTAAATGCATCGCACTCAGGTGACGCCTCGGATATATACGCCCGATAACCTTTCTCGCCGGAGTCCGTCATGTACACTTCGACGGATATACACCCGAGATCAGCCCAATTCACCGCCGACGCTATTTCGTGCCTATGGTCATACGCAACAGCGCACGCCCTGTCAACGGCGTCTTTCAACCAATCCAGATCTACTTCGTCGAGTCTTTCACATTGCTCAAAGTTCGGCATAAATCCTCCCTGTGGTCACAATACTCATCCACTGCTCGTCTTACCAATTCTGAAAACTGCAAGCCGTTCCGCTTAGAAATAGCCTCCATCCGGCGCACCTGTAGGGCCGTAAGAATAACGTGGCAGCGTTTGCCGTTGAGACTGGGGCGCGGCATATCAGTGACGAATCGTTTCTAAAGCTACAAGCTGATCCAGCAATTCTGAGAGCCCTTTACGGATATCTGTGGTAGACACCGAACAATTATGTAACGTCGGGCAGGAAATAACAAACAACCCGATGCCGTGTTGTTGTACTGTAATTGTTCGTTTGCGATTGAAGACTTTCTTCAGTAGCCCCTGTTCCATCTCTTCCAGTTCGGTAAGGGCCTTCTGGTCCGCAAGTTCAACCAGCGCCTTGGCCATGTGGTCTATTTCAATACCCGGAAACTTGATGGCGATAGCCGAAGCCAGATTGCACATTTCCGTATAAGGAAGTCTGGCAAATAGCGTTGTAATTTGCCGCGTGCTCATTTTTTATGCTTCTTCTTCATGTATTTTTGCATGGTTTCATTTCCATACACATACGCGCCAGTGCGCGCCTTACCAAAACCCTTCTTCTCGGCCTGTCTTTTAAGTTTCTCTTCAAGTGCTTTAGGCACGACAACTCTCCTTTATGAACTCGTTGCGTTTTTCCCAATACCACCATAAGAACCCTTCTGCCTTAATTTTAACCTCATCAAGGTCGAAGTCTCCTATACCCCGAAAAAACCCCATAACGTCGATATATTTATTGTACATGTCGGCGCTATAGATGTTTAGGTACTCTACGTCACCCATATGAAAGCCCCATCCATCGTTGGGTATCGGCCCGAGGGCAAGCAGGACCGCAGGATATAACTCCCGACTTTTAGGATCAACATCGGGATTAGCAAATAGCGGCGGCGAAGTTTCAAAATCACGCCTCACCATATCCTCCTACTGGCACTGTGGCGCTTTCTTTGACACCCATCCCAATTTCGTCTGCCACGGAATGAATTGCGCTGGTAAGCACTTCGTAGTCAACCTCATCTATTGCTGTTTCCACTAATGTATCTGCCGTAAAAACATAACCCGAACTCTCACGGACAAGGTCAATCCTAATGTGGATGGTATACACAGGCTCGGCCATAAAATTACTTCTTAACCGGCATGGTTATTCACTTCTGGCCTGATATTACCATTATTTCTGGCCGGTAGAACCATCGCCCGAAGACCAAACAGCACCGGGGCCTATTCCACCGACAGCCTGACCCATTCCACCAATAACCGGCGCCATACCAACTGCACCGCTGGTTTTAGCTAAATGCTCCCGCTGGTATCTTATTGCCGCTTCTATATCCATCTGGCCATAAATCATACTAGGATCCAGAAGCGGCGTTCCTTTATCAGGGAAAAAGATCTCAAGAAATTCAGAGCAGATGGGGCAAAGGTCGATTTGCTTCCCTACAGCTACACCCTTTTCTTTGTTCGTTTTTATGCTGATTGATGTCCAGCCTGCCCGTTCCGAAGGCTCTCTTATTTGTGAATACCCGGACTCCTCCCGCTCCAGTTTATCGCCGCAACGGTCACAAGTCAGTCGATGAAATACGCCTTCGCTCATTTTTGTCTCCTAGTCATTTTTGACTCCATAGAGTTGCGTTTTATAATAAATCCGGCGGCTAGATAATCTGGTGAGTCACCAGCAGCCAGCCGCGAGAGGAAACTACGCACACCGTAAAAATATTCGTATGCTTCGTTGCCGCGAACATGAAACAACATATTCGAGCTATACAAATCATTCTCCATCATAAAACCGTCTCGGGGTGGGGGGCCGTAAGCGAGCGCGCAGGCTTCTTCTATTAGTGCCGACATGCCGTAGTCGTTTAGTGCCTCGGTGTCGAACATTAATGAGAGAGTTTTCATAGTGTGACTCTAACACACATAAATCCCAGTTTGCAATTCATATTTATCGACCCCCTAAGACGCCGGGCGGCACCCCACCCCCTTGGCCTGATGCCCGGGTGTGCCCCCCGGCCCGTCGCGCCCGCATCTGCCGGTCCTACCAGCCTATATATGAGAGCAACACATCCGGTTACACATCTGTGTAACTCAACACACTAGGGAGTAACTATCATGGCGAAGCAATCAGATGGCCGGCAGGCTATCGCAAAGGAAATGGCGAGCGCATTCGAGACTGTAGAGAACAGCGGTAATGTTCTCTTGCATTGTCTCGCGGTCGCTCGGGAAAATTACGGCTCAACGGCGATCCCCGGTAAGGATCTGAAGTTCATTACCGATAGCGTGTCGGTGATTCGTGGATGGTCCGACGAAAGCGCGAAGGTGCGCAAGTCAGAGTGCCGGGCGGTCTTGTCGCAGTATGCCATGTTGCCCGAGGCAATCACGCTTTTCAAAAAGGACTGCCAAACTTTTGATTGGCGCGATGCCCTGCGACTGGCGCGCACATTGCGCAAGACAAAGGGGAACGTCAAAGCTTCCGTTAAGCTTGCCATCGGCGCCAAGACCGCGAAGCGAGCCGAGGCGGAAACCCCGACGGCGAAGCAAGCGAAAGGCCGCGCCACTGCGGCAATGAACCTGATCATTCGCCTGCCTCACTTGTCGCGTGACTTTAAAAAGTCACTCGCCAAGCTTGCGGCGGTCAACGGGTTTATACTGAACGTGAACCGCAAGGCAGAGTGAAACTTACACGGGATGGTTACACAGACTGTGTAATCATCCCGTGCCTTTTCAGGAGATCACTATGGAATGCGACAATGATTTAATAGCGGCGCTGGATAATTCTTACCGCGCCATCGCTGCATTTGATTCGCTCGTTGCTAAGATAGCGTGGCTTGAGCGTGTCAATTTCGACATCCAGATCGAACTATCACAACGGGAGCGAGCAAATGAAATTCTATAATGTGACTGACGGCAGCACGCGCTTTGTTGGAGTGACAGTCATGGGCCGGACGTTCTACGTCCTACGCCTTGCCGGTGAATGGTCAGTCGGAACCTCACGCTAAATCACTAAGGCCCGCAGGCTTGATAAGCTTGCGGGCCTTTTTCACGTCTGCGCGAGCAACCTTTAGAATTTCATGGTGGATTACACAGGTGTGTAATGCCGCCGTGCCTTGGGGTTTTGGCAGTGGGTATTAATGAGAATGGGAGTGGTTAGATGGGCGTTATCATCAGCAGCTATACAGAAGGCAGACGTAGAGGACGTACAGGACGTAGAGGACGTTGAGTTGGACGACATAAAACCTCCATATATATATATATTATAAAGATATTTTATATATATATATCTCTACGTCCTCTAGGTCAGGCAAAAATAATAACGAACCATAGGCGATTTTTGGGAGCAGTGCCGATATGTGTTTTTTGGTTTTATATCTATACTTCTCTCTCCACAAAAGGGCTGACCTAGAGGACGTAGAGGACGTAGAGATTGTAAGTCATTGACCCCTAATATAGATTTTCCGGCACCAAGGCACCCAACCCCAAAGGCCCACATGGACCTAGACGTGGACGTAGTGCCGTAGACCCACCATAATTAACCCCAAAGTGCTGTTTCACTACGTCCAACCTCGGCCATGAGGCACAAAAAACAAAACCAATAGGGTTTTAAAACAAGCGGTAATGAATATGTCCAGCCCCATCAGAAAATACAATCTCTACTACGGCCTGCTCGAACCAGCCGGACTCTTTGCCCAAATCAAGAAAGCAAGAAAGCTGGAAAGACACCAGCCGGTCGGGCCTATTCCCCAAGACGGTAAAACCATCCTCCATTGTGTTTTTTGTGACATGACTACAGAGTGGCCCCGTTTTGGTAAGCCCCCCTACGATACTCCTGAAGGTGTAATGAAATTCATCACCTACCATAACAGCGGCCAATGTATTTATGACCCTGACCGCCCCGACAACCCGCCAAGCGGAGAATAACCCTGCCAATCTCCGCATGTCCGCTTCTATGTCCGGTTCGCGTAACTCGATATGCAGGCACCAAGGCACTCAGGCGCTTTCCCTGTGTGCTCCTGTGTGTTGTGTGCTTGTGCCCGACTGCCAAGGTGCCTGCATATCCGGTTGCGTGTTTGTATTAGTCTTTCTAAATAGTGTGACAAAGACGCCTGTATTTGGTAGCAGGTATAACAAATCACACGCCCACCAATGGGAACTCGGTTGGCTTTATTGTCTGCGCCGGCGCGCAACCGGCTTTATTACACAGGTGTGTAACACAAACACTTAACAAATCAACACAGGAAAACTAACAAATGTTTCACAAACAGATCTATCAGTTTGTAATCCGCACCCACGGGTCCATCAGAACTGGCAAGGTGACTGCGACCAGTGAGATAGAGGCCCGTAGGGTCGCCGCTTATCAGGCTGTCAATGAGAATGGCCGACTGCTCAAGTGCGAGCCTGCCAGATCGCAGGTTACATATAGATGACGGCCAAATCGCATGACCCCGCTAGTTATCCCCCTACCAAGGATGAATTTTAATTGATCCCTTTATCCCCCTACCAACCTTTTTTCGACGAGAAAAGAGAAATGGTCACCTCGGATAAATGGCACTTGCTACATTGGGATGATGAAATACTTGAGCTACATAAAGGTTACGTGAGGTTTACACTTACCAACCAGTATGAGCGAGACTATAGAGGGCCGCATGTTCATAGCATTCAAGTATTTGACAGTTACGAAGAAGCATATGCACTGTACTGTATACTTAATGACTGGCACCCGACAAAGGCATGGAGGTGGGTTAGCCAATATGGCTGTGGATGGCATACCGGCACAGACATAACGAACCAACGAGGGGGCACAAAAAGCAGGTGAGAAACCATAAGAGCATAACAAAAAAATGGACCGTCGTAATGTACACTGACGATTTTCTGAATAAATATCCAAATAGTATGGCGTACTGGCGAGCGAGATTTTGGGCGCTACCCAGTCACTCGGAAAGAATTGTGAAATCAACAAACATTGTGTCTACAATGCTAGAATTTGAATCGTTTGAAGAAGCAAAAACCATGGTAAAAATGCTGAACGCATGGGTCAACCCTAGAATTAC